CCCATTAATGCATCTGTCAATATTAATGCTCCTGCTAGTGCTGCAACACCTATTGTAATAGGATTAGTTGCTAATGCACCTAATGTTGCTCCTAAGGTAGGGCCGGCCGCCGTAACTACTATGGTCGGTAATATTGTAACTCCACTTGCTGCTAACGATGCCGCAATTGCTGCTTGGCCTGCAGCTGCTACCGCGACACTAATTTGTCCAGCTAAATAAACTCCTGCTCCTGCTGCTACAACTGATCCCGCGCCTATACCAGCTTGTGCTCCACCAGATGCCCATGCCATAAATTTATCACGCTGAACTGTCTTCATCCATTTATATTTTTCAACTAATTGTTTTTCTTGTGACTCATTCAGTGAAGATTTAATACCAACTCTTCTTTTACATACTTTAAATAATTTAGTATCTGATGTTTTTACTTTTATTTTGTCTTTACCTGGCCAAGTTTTCTTTTAATATACTTCCATTTACCATCTTTCGATAACATTACTCTATATAAAGGACTTTTAGGTCCTAACATTTTTACAACATAATCTCCATAATCTGATGGCAATGCATCTTGTTGCGTTTTAGCTGATACAACTTTAGAAACAATTGAAGGCCATAATTCATATATCTGTTCTTTTATAGCATCAATCTGCTCTTGTTCAATTGCTTGTGCAATTAAATCTGCATACTGTTGTTCTGGATAATATTTTATTGATCCTGCAGGTTCATATGGTTGTAAATAATCTATTTCGAACGACTGTTGTCCATTTGAAAAATTATCTAAGTATTCTTGATACTCAGGAAAATCTAATCCGGACCTCCCATCATCATCTGCTTCTATAATATGAGGAAATGCATTCCATAATGGTTCAACTTGTCTAAACATATCAGAATTAGAATCCGGATTTTGTACATCATTTGTAGAAGGAGTTCCTCCACTAGGTTGAACTACAGTAACACCTCCTCCATCAATCAATAACTGAATATATCCACTGGTGCCATATCTGCCTCGGCCGGGCTGATAATTAGATAAATCAATTTCATTGACATATGCATACAACTTCATAGTACGCCCATCAGTTACTCGTTTCCAGTGACCATTAATCATCATTCTTAAATTAAAGACAGCATCATCCGATTGAATTGATGTACCCATACTTACCTGTTTACCCACATAATCTGGAGAAGGCCAATCTGCAATAATCATTCTGCCTTCATGAATTTCACGTAAACTTTCACGATATGTTTGTTTTTGAAATACTCGATCAAAATATCGATCATTAGGATCTTGTTCTTGATATATATCTGGCGGTAAAGCATTTCCATCTTCATCAACACCGCTACGGCCATCTACGGACCGCATACTTTCAGGCTTAATATAATCTCCAGGATCTCTTAAAAAAGGAGCCTTAGGTCTATAACCAGATCTAAATCTTATTTGTGGTGTCCAATCACTATCACGTGTTGGCAATGATCGAGCTCTAAACTCTTCTAATTGTGAAATATCATCGTCACCATCTTCATCTAATTCTACGCCTGGACCATACGTGACATCATCTTCAGCGACACCATCTAATAATAAGTCAAATTCTTTCATTTGATCAGATGTGGCTTCTGTAATTGCATCATATGATAATCCTCTTTCAACTAGCATTACTTCTAATGTCTTATATGTTGGTATTGCATATGCAACTCCATTTCGCACAAAAAACACACAGAACGGATTGAATTCATCATCATCATCTGATATGTTTTGAGGGCCTTGGTCGATATACATATCATGGATGTCAATCAAATCAACATCTGAATTTACTAAAAATAGTCCGGTGACTTTGACTGGAGCAGCAAATTCAATATCTCCTTCTTCATCATCTTCAAAATACTCCCACTCTTCGTCAATCAGATCATCTAAGATATCTTCATCTACTGTCGGATATGATTTAACTAATGGATATGTAGCAAATTCCTTTTTTTCTGTTGATACATCTAATACATTTTTTTCATTACGAATTGCTGGATCATATAATTTAGGAGACACCATACCTTTAGAAGACTTAAAACTATTTCTAGCTTGTTTATCTGGACTATCTGACATTAGTTTATCATTTGCATAAAATATATCATCCGGATATTCATCTTTCATGATACTTAATAGCATCTCGTTTAAATCAGGCGTGGTAGTTTCTTCCTTACTTGATGCAGCAGTGTATCGATTATTTGCAACCTTTATTTCCGACTTATTTTTTTCACTTGCCATATTAGTTCACTACCTTAAAGTAAAAGTCATCATATGTTTGTGTATCATATGATCTTCTACATGTTAACTTTATTTTATAATATCTTTCTGGCATAAAACTATCCATTCTTAAATCAAAGAAGTTGCCATCATTATCATTACTAATCTTAGTTGTTGAATTGCTAAATATTTTTTCATCTTGCACTATAACATCATTTGTTACAGAATCAATAATTTCATATGAACTCGATACAGGTAGGATATCTTCTGTTATATAAAATGATGATGTTGCATATGATTTGGAAGGAAACTCCGGACGAACGCCTAATCTAAATCTTGCTATCTCTGAAGTCCTATATTCTGGTTTTATATTTTTAAAATACGGAACATATGTATTAGAAGTTATTCCTGTAGTTGATGTTATACTTTGATCATCCCAACATACTTCTAATCTAGGAACAAATATTGTATGAGACTCTCTTCCAAAGAACTTTATCGAACCGCCTAACTCACCACTTATTTCATCTGAATAAGGTCTTTTAATAATGAATCCATTGTTAGCAATATTACTATCCACCCACTGCTTCACTATATCAGTTACGTTGATTCTAATATCCGGAGATTCATTTTCAAATGATTGAGATGCTTCATATCCCGACCCTGTTATCCATGTCCCACCTCCTGAACTGTTACTTGTTCCTGCCGATGTATTCTTACTATGTGCATTAGCAGTATCCCATGTTACAACACTCTGTGCTACTGCATCGCCCGATCTATTATACCAAGACGATCCTACCTTTGTTGGAGGATCATCAGACATATAACCTCTACCATTATCCCAAGATTCGGATATAGGATATGCTTTAATTGTATATGATCGTAATAAATCTGTAGCATCGGAAGCATGTAGATTTAAAAATATAGATGCCGATGTTATATTACTATTACTAATCGATGGAATATCTCCATTTGTCATCGATTGTGATAGTGCCGTTATCTCCGAACCAAAGTCGATTAATATTCTACTATTATATGTATTAGCATCTATAAAGCCAGTTTTACTATTTATAGATCCGGAAGTAATTTTTTCGAGTTCTAATATTTCATCAATACCAGTATTACGATCTGGATATTGTTCGTATATTATCGTATCTCTTTCTGCGTAATATATTCTGTTCATAATTTATCCCTATGGCTTAACCACTTTACCTTTTATATCTGCATTAGGATATTTTATTTCAAATATACTAGGGTCTAATGATGGATATAAAATATTATTTTTTATTGCTCTATTAATATCATATTGATTTCCGGAATAACCTTTACTGGTAGAATGAAGATTTGTAAACTCAAAAAGTGGAATACTTTGTACACCATCTATACTATCCAATTCTGAAACAATAGAAGAAATATTTAATGGTCCGTTAATTTGCATTCTATCATTGTTCAACAATACTTTTAGTCGAGCAATGCATTGTAGAACAACCTCATTTGAATTTATATTTGGCTTAGGAATAACTTCAAAATTGATACCTAAGTTAATGATAAATGCTGACTTAATATTAAGTGCGTCAGTTAACATCCTATATTGTGACAGATATGTTCTTAAATTTTCTAACAAAGCTTGATTAGCATCTGTAAACCTATTATCAGCATCTTGTGCTAAAATATATAAGTTTAACGCATATGGATTTGATATGGTTTCTGCAGGATATGTTTTATCTGCAGTATTTATTTGCGTATCCCCTACTACATATGCTTTAGCAATTGTACCATATCTTGCCGGCATAGAATATACTCTAGATATATAATCTTCTCTTGTAATTGCTCTATTTTGTGCCGCAAACGCTGCCATAGCATTTTGTCTTATAGAATCTAAGTCTTGTCTAGCTCGAGCACCTACTGCCGGCTCACTATTTATAACTGCTAATGACGATTTGGTAGCAGTCAAATCTACTAAACCAGTTTCATTAAGATATGATACAGAATTAATATTTACAATTGAGCTAACACCTACATTTTCTTCCATCTTACCTCCATATGAATATCGAATAGTTAATGCTGTATTAGATGGGGCTATTCCATATGTACTAGTATATAAAAAGTTTGTAGGATCAATATTGGATGTAGTAGTACGTCTTAGGTATTCTAACCCATGTCCTACATTCTTAGGATTAGGAATAATTTCTTCATCTGCATCGGAAGAAACTCCGGAGCCGAATAATAATTCAATCCTATTATCATCTCTCACACGTGATACAAATCTTCGAGCAGTTTTTCTTAGTTTTAATATATATGGAACTGTTGATCTATATGATGATAGTTCTGGATCATTAAAAGGTATATTTGCAATATCTTCAAAAATTGTATCCTGAGCTAGATAATCTGTTTCATGCCACTTATTTCCGGCTGAATCTGTACACCCTATAATATCGATTATATTTGTATCAGGCAATATAATTTTATCATATGGCTTTGGATCGTCAAAACTAAAACTTACAGATTTAATTGTACCGGATATTACCTTAACCTGTTTCTTTAACAAATATCGCACAACATTACCACCGCCATCAATTTCATAAACTGTTATTTCTGGGTCTTGAGAAAAATCAACCGACTCCTCTGTATGAAATACGATACCTTTATCCGTCGAAACTTCTAACCCACTTGCAACTGTTAATGCATACGACATATCCGGTACTGCGCTTGCCCCTGTACCTTTCGCTGGCACTAAATGAAATAAATCTACTTTACATGTTGCGGGTGCATTTAATCTTGGCTTATATCCAAACAATTGTGATAACATCAATATATTAGAAGATTCTTCTGCTGTCGACAATAAAGATTCTTTAAAAGAATTATCGGTATAATATGATAACACATCTCCGACATACGAAGACATTTCCATAAACATCATACCAGGAGATGATTCGTTAAAATCTTGATATGTATCTGGAAAATAATTTTTTGCAAAGTTTATTAAATTTTGTCTAAACTGAGCAAAGTCTTTATTTAAGTATTTTACGTCTTTTTTAACTAAGTCTCCCATAAGTTAACCTTTCTTTATTTCTTAATAAGACCCTATACGGCCTGTGTTAAATTCTACACCATTTCCAAATGTACCAACCTGTTGTATTTCTTCACCTTCTTCTACGGACTCTATTTGAAGTGCATTTTCGTTAGCTAAAATATTAATAGCAACATTTGCTCCTATAGTATCAATTCTAAAACTAAGTTTAATTATTATTGCATGCATATCTGCAGAAGATACTATTCCAACATCTTTCAATTTAACATACGGCAACCAATATTGTATATCTTCTTCAATCGTTTCTCGTAATTCACTTCTCATATCTGCTGTATTATTTTCAAACAGTATATTTTGTATACTTGTTCCAAAATTTGGTTGCATATATCGTTCGCCTTTCGAAGTTAGAATAAGATTTTTAAGATTTGATATAACAGCTTCTTGTGTTGTATAAGAAGATTCAAATACACCTTTACCCGACGATGCTGCTGCAGAATATACATCCTTAGGTGATTTCCCTTTAGCATCTTTGTTAAATGGAAATAATATGCCTAATGCAGTATCATTATTTTCAATTGGTTTATATTGGTATATTGGACGAGCCATTTATCACATTCCCTTTTTCTTATCTATTGCTTTCATTAATGCTGAATAATCCTTTGTCATTGCATTTACTGTAGATACAACTGCTTCATTATTCATATCAACCCTTTCTCCATTGATTCCCTTTGTCGCCAATGGAGTATTAGAACTTTGCATACCAAATGCCTCAGCCATGTCGGATCTAAAATTCACTGAATTCCATTCCGCCGGTGGTGTTGCGGCTGTTTCATTTAATATATCATTTAATGCAGTGTTTTTTGTAAACTGCTTTTTCATAACCGGTTGTTTTGGTTGTAAGGGGATATCTGCCACCTCTTGAAGATTAATATCATGTTTTTTAATATTCGCTTCATTTAAGATAGGCCTTAGTTCTTTAACAATAACGTTACGAACTTCTTCCCTAATTACCTTACGTAATAACTTTACGAATCCTTGTGTTTTCATAGTAATTCCTTTTTAATAAATATTGATACGGCCAACTATTGATTATATAACACGGCCTGTTCCAGTAGCACTAGTTGCACCAGCACCAGCACCAACACCTCTACCCGCTTGACTAATAGCAGTACCTGTAGTTGTTACTGCAGTCCCTACTACCGTAGTTACTAATTGACCAGGATCTGTTACAACAAGTCCGGACTTAATATACTTATCAATTGCTATTGATAAATCATTTGCAATCTTATCAATTGCAGCATCCTGATCACCTGTATTATGTTTTTGTGCTAAAAATGCTCGTTTGATATCGTTAAATAAAGTCTTTCTTACCAAACCAGTTCCTTGTAATGATGTATTTTCCATATAATTCCTATTGTTTCATTTGTTTTAATGCTGCCTGTATTTTTTGCAGTTGTGGCAGTGCTGAACTTGGCCCTGTTGGACCTGTTGGGGTAGCATATGGTTTAGCTCCTTGTGCTTGTTCAACACATATATTAATAAATGCTTCTATTTGAGTAAAAAATTCATTCATATCTGTTTGCCATGATGGTGTAGCAATTTTAACATCTTTTTTAGATATTAATAACAACTCATCTTTGCGTGCATCAAATACTAATCGATCAGACCCAATTATTACTTGACCATTTTTATAATTATTTAATGACTTTACTCGTTTTCCAACATTCTTTTGAGAAAATTTTATTGTATCAAAATATTGTGTAGATGTTAAATATATAAATGATGAATCTTTTTTAGGGTCTTCTATAGCATAATATTTATCTAAACTGTTACCAGCTGTTGCTTGTTTAACACCACATGTGATAGAAACAAATGGGTCGCCGGCTTTATCACCCTTCCAAAAAGGCGCTTCTAGATATTTATCCAAATCCTTTTTATGTGTCGACGAAAATCGCAATATGCTACCAAATCGATCGAGATAATTCATATCTCCCTGGAATGGTTGAATGAAAACAATATCCTTTTCTGTAAAACTAATTTGTTCTGGACGTTTTCCTTTCCCAACAACTGCTATAGGATCATTTGCTATTGACTGGCCTTCTACAGTCCCATCTTGTAAAAAAGGTAATATAGAATTGTTAACATTGCCATGTGAATTAAGTACTTGAGTATAATACCACTGATATTGATTACGTACATCGGATGTACCCATTGGCGCACTAACACATAATACTTGTTCACCATATACCGGAATAGGCATTTTATTCGGGTCGGATGGATAGGCATATACTTCTTCATTAAGGAATCGTACACGAATAGTCCCCGGTGGTAACTCATTACCTTGAAGATCTTTAGTCTTTTTGAATTGGGTCGGTAAATGTGTCTCTATTACCTGACCTATCTCTGTCAACGGTGATGCCATTTGTTGCCTCTGTTTCTGGTTTTAACTTTTCTATTTCTGCTTCAGCCTCTTCTAATAAACGTGCTCTTTCTTCATCTGTCAATCCATATTCATTACCTTCATCATCCTTTCCAGATGCAGATACTAATCGTTGACAAACAGCTGCTAATTTAACTAACGCATCATCATTCTTAACAGAAACTTCTAAATAGTCTTTGATCATAGGAACTATGACAGTTGCGTCGCCTGTATTTTTAATCATTGGCTCTAAGCTTTTAATTAAAGTATCAATCTGCCTAGATTTCTTTTTTGAATTATGATAGATATCCTTCATCAAATCAGAAAAATTAGTCCCCTTAAAAAGTTCGAATTCTGTACTCATATAATAGTTCCTTTATTATAAATATAAAGAACTACTAATTTAGATTAGGATATCTTGTTTGCAT